CTTATTATGGTAGAAGAGCAGAATATTCACATAATATTGAAACAGATTTTGAAGTTGTTTATAAGAAAGTATGAGGATTATATAATATAATGTATAAAAGCGCTATTGTAACTGGTGCTAGTGGATATATTGGTTCAGTTCTTTGTAAATTGCTTAAAGAAAATGATTATATAGTCACTGGTTTTGATTTAGAAAGTAGAGAATTACATAGAACTAAATATTGTGATTTGTTTTATGAAACTGATTTTACTTCAGATTTTGCTTTAGATATTCTTAAAAAGCAATCAAATGCTACAGTATTTCATTTAGCAGCAAATAGTCTTTTGGGTCCAAGCGCTTATGATCCATTATCTTACTATAATAATAATACTGTAAAAACACTTACTTTAATTAAAGCTCTACAGCCTAGTAACAAATTTGTATTTGCATCTACAGCTGCTGTTTATGGTCATATACATGGTGATAATTTACCAAAATATGAAATTTCACCTATTAATCCACCAAATAATTATGGTTGGAGTAAATATTTTACCGAAAAGATACTTGATACTAGTTATAAAATTTGTAATATTAGGGCAACTTCTTTTAGATTTTTCAATGTTATTGGTGCTCATGACAATGTAGGACAACAAAAGAATACTCCACATATTATTAATAAACTTTGTGAAGCATCACGTAATAATAAAACATTTTCCATTTATGGTAATAAATGGAATACACGTGATGGTACATGTGTTAGAGATTACATTCATGTTTTTGATGTCTGTAATGCTTTAATTCATGCAGATAAATTTATGGAAGATAAAATAAATTGTCACTATAAGTTTAATCTTGGTACCAAACATGGTACTAGTGTAAAAGAAATTGTTGACATTTTTAGAGTTGTTGGTTATGATGTTAATGTGGAAGTAATTGAACCAAGATTAGGTGATCCAGCATGTCTCATAGCAAATCCATCACTTTTTTGTTCAACTACAAATTTTAAATATAAATTTGATCACAACGATCTTCCAGAAATTATTGCTAATGCTTATAATTATTATAACAAATATTACTGAGGTATAATATGGGTTTTTATTACACTGAAATGCAAAAGAAATCTAATGGTGGAACTGAACAAGTATGTCGTATGCTTGAATCTAAACTTTCAAAGGATTTGCTAAATGAATTTCAAATTATTCCATCACGTATTACAGATTTACAAATGGATAAGATTCGAGTTTATTTTCTACATGATTTACCTGAAGATCCTGAAACAAATCATATTAGAACAGAATCAAGTCGTGAACGTTTTCAAAAGATTGTTTTTTGTGGTAATTGGCAATACAATCGTTATCTAAGTGTTCTTGGTCTTGAACCATGTGAAAAGTTTACAACAATTGATACACCGATTGAAACTTTTAAATGGGAACCAAAATCAAAAGAAGAAATTCGTTTAATTTATACTTCTACACCGCAACGTGGTCTTCAAATTCTTGTACCTGTATTTGAAAAGCTTTGTGAAAAGTATAATAACATTTATCTTGATGTATTTTCAAGTTTTGAAATTTATGGATGGTCTGAATCTGATATACATTTTATGGATCTATTTGATAGATGCAAAAATCATCCAAAGATTGTTTATCACGGGTTCCAGCCTAACGAGATTGTTCGCCAGAAGGTTCAAAAAGCTCACATATTTGCATATCCTTCAATTTGGCAAGAATGCAACAGTCGAGCTCTAATTGAGGCTATGAGTGCCGGTTTGCTTTGTGTTCATCCTAATCTTGCTGGATTAGCTGACACTAGTGGTAGTTTAACATCAATGTATCAGTATGATGCAAATATTAGCATGCATGCTAATATTTTTTATCAATTGCTTGAAAATGCAATTCAAGTTGTAAATGAAGAAAATAGTCAAAATTATTTGCAATATGTTAAATCTTATGCAGATACAAGATTTAACATCAATAAGATTACATATCAATGGACACAATTGCTTACTCTTTTGAGCAATCAATATCCTGAAAATAATCGTGGTCTTCCAAAACAAATGTTTAAGTATCATACATCATGATTATTTCAAAAACACCTTTACGTATTAGTTTTTTTGGAGGTGGTAGTGATATTGCAGAGTTTTATAATAAACAAGATGGCTTAGTAATATCAACAAGCATTAATAGCTATATTAATATAGCTATTAACAGATGCTCCACAGATCATATTCGTGTAATTTATTCTGAACTTGAAGTAGTAAAAAAATTAAAAGATCTTAAGCATGATCGGGTTAGAGAAAGTTTAAAGCTTTTTGATATTAATTCAAATTTTGAACTTTGTAGTTTTTCCGATATAACCACTAGAGGTTCTGGCTTAGGATCATCATCTACTTTTACAGTGGGTTTATTAAATGCATTGTATTTGTCAATTGGTCATGACGTTAGCAAAAAACATTCATATTTACTTGAATTAGCAAAAGAAGCATGCAAATTAGAAATTGAAAGATGTCATCAGCCAATTGGTAAACAAGATCAATATGCTGCAACATTTGGTGGATTAAATATAATTAGATTTAATAAAGATTATATAGAAGTAAATCCATTTCCTATTTCAGACATTTGTAATAAACTTGAATCTAATATATTAATGTTTAATACACATATGACAAGAAATACTTCAGATGTATTAAGTGAGCAAGTAAGTAATCTTAAAGATTTTAAAACTAAAAATACTTTTTCTATAACTCAAAGTATGGTAGAAATTGCTGAAGATGCTATTAGAGCATTAAAAAGATCAAAAATTGATGAATTTGGTGAAATGCTTGATACAACTTGGAAGTTAAAGAAACAATTAGCTTCTAATATTTCAAATCCACAAATTGATGAAATGTATGATCTTGGTATAAAATCTGGAGCACTTGGTGGTAAACTTTTAGGAGCAGGTGGTGGTGGGTTTATGCTTTTCTATGTTCCGGAAAATAATAAAACTAATGTTATAGCAAATATAACAAAAGCTGGTTATCCACTTTTTAACGTTAAATTTGATCATGATGGCACAAAGGCTAGAAAGATATGAAATATTTTACAAAAATTAAAAATGCTATTGATAGTATTGAAGCTTTAAATGCATATGAAAATATTAAAAATATAATTATTAAAAAATCTCATGAATATGAACCAATTATTTTTTTTGGTAATGGTGGATCTGCGGCAATTGCTAATCATGCTGTTTGTGATTTTACAAAAGGTGTAGCTGAAGATTCATCAATATTTAATGCGCCGGCAATTAGTCTTTGTACAAATGTTCCTTTAATTACAGCAATTGCCAATGATATTGGATATGAATATATTTTTAGTAGACAATTGAATTATCTTGCTTTGAAAAAAGCTGTAGTTATAGCAATTTCTTCTAGTGGCAATTCAGATAATGTTTGTGCTGGTCTTAGCTATGCTAAAGTTGCAGGTTATACTACTATTGCTTTTACAGGTTTTAGTGGTGGTAAAATTGTAAAAAATAATTTAGCTGATTATAATTTTCACGTTAATTCTGATAATTATGGGGTGATTGAAGATTGTCATATGATGATTCTTCATTCACTAGCACAAGACGTTAGAATTTTTATGGCTGATTGTCCGGATAATTTAAAACTATAAACTTATTGACATATTTTAGAAAGTATGATATTATAAATCATGGCAAATAATTCAATTGCAAATAATATTTTATCTTTTCCAAAAAAAGATAAAAATACCGAGAACATTAATGGTCTTCCAACTAATCTCGATGAAGTTCAAGATTTAATACAGAATTATAAAGATATTCATATTCAAGAAGTTATAGAAATTATAATTCCAGTTTTATTCAATCAATTCCAATACATGGGTTTCTCTCCTCCTGATGACGAGGAATTTTGTATCAAAGATACTGCTATAATAGTAGAATCTCTAAGATCATTTATGAGAAAAATGTATGGATTAGAACATCCTATACAAAAGATAGCTGACTCTTTATTTTTAAAAGATAAAGATAATAGTTATAAAATGGCCGATATTGTAAATATTGTTACAAAATTACAGGAGTAAGTGTTATAATTATTGTAGATCTTTCCCAGATTATGATATCAAATATTATGGTGCAAATGGGAAATAACGTAAATGAAGTTGAAGAAGGTATGGTTCGTCATATGGTACTTAACTCATTGCGCAATTATAAAATTAAATTTCATGATGAATATGGTGAAATGGTTATAGCTTGTGATAATCATAACTATTGGCGTCGTAAGATTTTTCCATACTATAAGGCAAGCCGTAAAAAAAGTATGGAAAAATCTGAGCTTAATTGGAAAGCCATTTTTGAGTGCCTTCATAAGATTCGTGCGGAGCTTAAAGAAACGTTTCCATGGCGTGTTATTGATGTTGAAACATCTGAAGCTGATGATGTTATTGCGACTCTTATTCATAAATATCATTCTACTGAAAATATTCTAATTTTGTCTGGAGACAAAGACTTTATTCAGCTTCATAAATATGATAATGTAAAGCAATATAATCCGGTATTGAAAAAATATATTACCCACGACAACCCAATTAAATATCTTAATGAGCATGTTCTTCGAGGAGATACGGGTGATGGAATTCCAAATATTCTTTCACCAGATAATTGCTTTGTTCTCGGTGAAAGACAACGTCCTCTTACTCAAAAAAAGATTGATAATTACCTTTCCGGTGCACCTATGAATGTTGATATTTTGAGAAATTTTTCAAGAAATAAACAATTAATTGATCTTAGTATGATACCGGAAGAAGTATCAAATAAAATTCTTGAAAGCTTTAAAGCACAAGAAGGTAAAACAGGTAAAGATTTAATGAGTTATTTTATTAAACATAAACTTAAAAATTTAATGGATTCTATTCAGGAGTTTGTATAATTATGCAATTAGGTATTTCAGAAATTTTAGAAAAAGTATCAAAGTTTAAAACAGAATCAGAAATTGTTAATGCTTTGAGAGAAAATAATTGCCCCGCACTATTGACTATTTTGCAAGGAGCTTTTGATGAAAGAATAAAGTGGCTTTTACCGGATACAGATCCACCTTATAAAGAAAATGAAGCACATGAAGTACATAATGTGCTTCATTCAGAGTCAAGAAAGATGTATCTTTTTATTGAAAATGGTCATAATTCTTTAAAGCAGACACGAAGAGAAACACTTTTTATTGAAATTTTAGAATCAGTTCATAGAAATGATGCTAAGATTCTTTTAGCTATTAAGAATAAAACCCTCCCATATAGTAATATTACAAAGAAGGTTGTTAATGAAGCATTTCCGGGGCTTTGCTCATAATGTCTAAGACTAATAAGCGTAGTAGTTTTATGGATCGTTGGAACGATGAAGAAGACGAATTCAATACAATTGATAAGAATAAAGATCATAAAAAACAGAAGCGTCTTGTAAATGCTCTTAGATCTAAAAATATTAATCATTTAATGGAACTTGAAGAGGATGATGATTAATGCCTACCTATTTAATGCAAAATATAAATAATTCTGAAGAGTTTGAGATCTTCATGTCAATCACAGAGAGGGATGAGTATTTAAAGTCTAATCCACATATTACACAACTCATGAGTGGCACCCCCGCCATCTGTGATCCTATAAGGCTAGGTTTAAGAAAGCCTGACGATGCTTTTAGGGATAGATTGAAAGAAATTAAGAAATCTCATTCAAAAGGGCTTTCTAGGTCTACAATCAATACTTTTTAAACAGGGGGTGTTATTCACACAACCAAAGAAAGTATTTTACATGACCACAGATAGACTGAGTAGAAAAGAAAGAAGAGTCCAAAGACAAACCGATACATCAGAAAGAAATGATAAAGAAAGAAAAAATAACTTTAATTTAAAAATTATTGAACCTTTAACACATAATCAAGCTTTAACATTTGATGCTTATCGTAATGACAAAAATCTTATTTTAACAGGCACTGCGGGTACAGGAAAATCATTCTTAGCAATTTATCTTGGGATCAATGATGTAATTAATCACGATTTATATAAGCAATTAGTGATTGTTAGATCAGTTGTCCCAAGTCGTGATATGGGGTTTTTACCAGGAAATAATAAAGAAAAAGCTAAAGTTTATGAAGCACCTTATTATGCTATCTTTACCGAGCTTTTTGGAAGAGGTGATGCTTATGAAGCTTTAAAAACAAAGCAAACAGTAGATTTTATTACAACTAGTTTTATTCGTGGTGTTACTATTAATGATTCTATAATTGTAGTAGATGAAATTCAAAATATGACAGCTTCTGAACTTCATACAATTATTACTAGAATTGGTAAAAATTGTAAAGTTATATTAGCTGGTGATATTAAGCAAAATGATTTAAATAAGTATAAAGACCAATCTGGTTTTGCTGACTTTTTTAAAATCATAACAAGTATGAAAAAATTTGAATCAATAGAGTTTAATAGAAATGATATTGTTAGATCAGATCTTGTAAAAGAATATATTATTACAAGAGAAAATTTAGAAGATAAAGGTTTAGTAACTTCTTTATAAACTAAAAACCCACCAAGAATATATATATATTCTTGGTGGGTTTTTTTAGATCTTATTTACAGTATAAGAAACAGATTTTAGTGTTTTTCTCCAAATAGGATCTGCTAAATTAAGAGCATCAATTAAATTATCTGCTTTAATAATCTGTTCTAAAAGAACAGGTCTAGGATTATCATCACTACCCCAACCATATACTGTAATTCTATATGAATTCATGTTGGATCTTCAAGATTTTTAGAAATTGCATAAAATATTTCTTTAGTATTTTCTTCGCCAAGACAAGCTTTATAAAAATCTTTTGCAAACACGGTTAAACAAGATGCAATCATTAAAGCATTTTCAGTTGTTTGTCCATATTGATTATAAATTTCTAATATTGTTTCTTGAAATTTTTTACCAATATTATCTAATTTAATAGTTTCAAGTGTTTCCATTTAATTTATCCTTTTCTATCACAGGTTCCAATCCAGCTTTGTAAGAAACAACTGCACGAGAGTTACAATTCCCCATCCTTGCCAAAGTGAAATTTCATTAACACCATTAATAGCACCAACCAGAGAAAAGTTCCAAAGTTGTTGTACGACAGCACCCAAAAAAAGACTAAAAGCAAATACTACTGCACCAAATAGTACAGCTTCAACAATTTTACGCATTATTTTTATTCCTTTAAGAGTTAGCAAATTCAAGTGCCAATTCAAGTGCCTTAATCTTAAGACTACGACCACCACCATACCATGCAGAAGTCAGGCGATTATCAACATTTCGCGACATAAGATGATCGGTCATATATGTAACAGCATTAAAAGGTTGCCACCAAGTGCCTTCAGCATACTTTGCACCAGGCTGTGTGTCCATAATTTTAATACCAAGACTTGCATTCTTGGAAAGCTTAGCATTTTTAGACTCTTGATTACCACCAAGAGGAAAAAGATTTTTAAAATATTCAATAACGTTATCATTGGTAAAACGTTTATTACCAATGAAATGCGCCATTTCTTTATATTTAGCAAGCTTTTCAGAAGCTACACCAAGCATCAACTTAACTTTATCACCATCAAACTCACGACGATGAGAGATCTTAGCAAATCGTTCAACATTAGTACTAAGGGACAAAGTTAGTGTATTGTTACAAACCACACGTGTTGGTGTTAAGCGAACATCAGTTGAAAAACCATACTTATGGAAGTTAGTAAAATGCAAATAAGATTCTACAACATCACCACCAAAAAGCTCAAAAGAGTTATTTACTTTTGCAAGTGCCCATACAATCTGACCACCTTTCAAAGATCCTGCGGTATGCATTTCCATACCACCTTCAGCAATAAAGTCATTGAAAAACTCAAATGCTTCAGAATTCTGGACTGGATTCCAATCATCAGAAACAACATCAAGAATTTTATTATCCATAGTGCGAATCAATGCACTACGACCAACAGCAACATGCGCACCACCAACAGTTGCATATGCCGGAATCTTTTCAACCTCCCAGTCAAGCCCAGCTTCTTCAAGAATTTGTGCCGGTGTTAGATCATTGCTAATCTTTTTACCAAGACCATGCCAAGGAACTTCACCAGCATATGCCATTTGAGCCTTGCCGTTGATAATTTCAATTTCGTGTGCCATAGTATTTGTCCTTTGTTTTTTAGAATTAAAATTTAACATATTTTGAAAAATATGTCAATCACTAACTGAGCCTAGCAGTCAGCCAGTGCCTTGCAACCACGGGCTCGATAGCGAGCACTGCTTTCACATGCACTGACACGAGCACGTTCTCGGTTGCATGCTCGCCAAGCACCGCTAACGCTCATGCTCAGACACTGAGCAATCTCACCATAGGTGAAACCTTGATTGCGAAGGCCAATAGCAGCGATATCTTCAGCAGTGTGAAAATTGGTGTTCATATGTGGCTCCTAGGTTAGGTTTGTTTAGACCAGTGTAGACTCAGTAGTTCAAACTGTCAAACTGCATTTGCTGCGGTTGTATCTTGTGCTTGTTTGGAAGAATGTGACCCACCATGTCAATGGACAAGGCCATCTGACGTTTAATACGCAGTGGCA